GGCAGCAATCTTTGAAACGGCTGGTCGCGCTAACTCAAACAGATTAGGTAACGCTTTAGGTTTTGTTAGCGCTGGTCGCACTCGACTGATCGGCCCGGCTGTATATAAAGCGCGTCGCGGTATTGAAGCTGAGATGACAAAGATGATTTCTAAAACCATGCGCGTTGTGCAAAGCGAGATTTAGTCATGGCTTTAAGTATTCCGATTGTCAGCGAGTTTGACGGCAAAGGCATTGACAAAGCAATTAAAGAATTTAAGCAATTAGAAACTGTTGGCGAAAAAGCACAGTTTGCTATTCGCAAAGCGGCTGTACCTGCGGCGGCTGCGATCACGGCAGTTGCGGGTGCGCTTGGCTTGGCGGCTAAAGCGGCAGCTGAAGACGAACAGCAACAAGCGATTTTGGCTAACACAATGCAGAACGTTGTCGGCGCTACTGACGCAACGGTTGCGGCAACTGAGGACATGATTTCGGTTATGTCGAGGGCAACTGGTACGGCTGACAGCGAGTTACGGCCAGCGTTTGCTGCATTACTTGTCGGTACAAAAAATGTTGGCGAAGCAACTAGCGCGTTAGGTATTGCACAAGATATTGCAACGGCTACTGGCACAGATTTAGCAACGGTGAGCGACGCGCTTGCCAAAGCGTATGCAGGCAATATGAAAGGTCTTGCAGCATTGTCGCCTGAGATGAAAGGTTTAATAAAAGACGGCGCTGATCTTGACACGGTGATGCTTGCGTTAAACGATAATTTTGGTGGCGCAGCTGCTCGATCAGCCGGCACGGCGGCAGGTCAATTTAAGATTTTAAAAAATAGCATTGGCGAATTTCAAGAAAGTATTGGCGCATTGTTGTTGCCAGTAATTATGCAGGTTTTGCCAAAATTGCAAATGTTGGCTGATTGGGCGCAAGCTAATCCTGAAAAATTTATGAACGTGGCTAAAGCAGTTACAGCAGTTTCAGTAGCAATACTTGCAATGAATATTGCAGTTAATGCCCACCCGCTAGTTGCAATTGCAAGTGCTTTAATAACAGTTGCTGGTTATTTAGTTTACGCGTACAACAAATTTGAGACATTTCGTGATGTTGTAAACGGCGTATTTAATTCAATCATGGCAACAATGCAAGGTTTTGTTAATGCGTTTAACTCTGTCATCAACGTTTTAATTCGTGCTTACAATTTGTTAAATTTTGGCAGCGACGTGCCGTACATTCCACAAATTACATTGCCACGTATGGGCGGCGGCAGCGGTAGCGCAGTTAGTGGCGGCGGTCAGGCTCGAGAGGGTGGCACGGGCAGTATCACGCCTGCGTTGCCAAGTATGCCTAGTTTGGTAAGCCCGATTACTGGTGGCGGTGGCGGTGGCGGTAGTCGAGCCGGTCGCGGCGGCGGCGGTGGCGGTATCGGTAGCCCGAACGACCTAATGACAATTTTCAACAGCGACGCAATTTACGCTGGCATAGGTCAACAAATGATGGCCGTACACGGCAAAACTGAAGGCATAACAATAAACGTGACAGGCGGTGTATCAACTAGCGCAGAGATCGGGCAATCGGTTTACAACGCGCTGTTGCAATACAAACAGGTTTACGGGCCGCTAACGGCTATTGCAACATAATGCCGGCAACACTTGTTACAGGCGGCAGTTACACGCTCGAGATCGGTGCAGGGTTTGACGAGGACGCGTTTATTCTTGACGAAAGTTTGCTTAACGGCGTTGACGTGCTTGACGGTGACGGCGAGGAGTTTTACGACATTACCGACAAAGTGACAAACATTCGAGTGTCGCGCGGCCGTAAGCAACCAATTGACTCGTTTGGTGCAGGCACAATGATTGTGTCAATGCAACAGAAAGAAAACGACCGCACACTTGACCCGTTTAATACGTCAAGTATTTATTTTAATACCAGCCAAGATCAGCCGGGTTTAGGGCCGTTGCGACCAATACGTTTGTCGCGCGAAGGCGAATATTTGTTTGTCGGCAAAGTAACTGGCTACCAACAGCAATACGTTTTAGGCGGTTTAACGCAATATGTTGTGTCGGCTGCAGATGACATTTACACGCTGGCACAGGCAACTTTGCCTAGCACGGCTACAAGCGTGCAAACGTCGGCCGCTCGACTGGCAACAGTTTTGGCGCTTGTGCCGTACACAGGCACAACAAACATTACTGCGTCACCTACTGCAACACTTGGCGCGTTTACTATTGGCGAAGGCGCAAACGTCAACCAATATGTCAACCGCATAAACGACGCTGAGCAGGGTCGCATTTTTTGTGATCGTGAAAACACCTTGACAATGCAACCGCGCATAGGCACAACGCTTGCCGCGCCAACCGTAACGTTTAACGACACCGGCACGGCTACCGCATACGACGGCATAGGTGTCGAGTATGACCAACAGTTAGTTATTAACACCGCAACCGTAGAAATTGAGTCAGGCGGTACGCCACAGATTGCAACTGACGCTGCAAGCATTGCAGAATATTTTGTGCAAGCGCTGACGATCACAGACAGTTTGTTGTCAAGTAACGCACAGGCGTTGACGTTGGCTGACTATTTGCTTGAGGGTACGCCGACACCTAGGTTTACGTCAATCAGCACGACGTTTGCAAGTTTGACTACACCGCAAAAAAACTTGTTAGCACCGATTGACATTGGCGAAACTGTACAGATCACTAAAACTTATACGACTGGTACGCCGCTATCTAAAACACAGGACTTGGCAGTCGAGGGTATTGACCACGAGATTAACGTCATTACAGGCCACAGGGTCACGGTCTATACCAGCGACACGATCGTGTTAAATGACCTTATTTTGAACGACATTTTGTTCGGCACGATAAACACTAACAACGGGCTTAGTTAAGGTAAAGTAGGCAAATATGACAACACCGTTTCCGTTTGTTGCTGGTCAGGTTTTGACGGCCGCGCAACTTAACGACATACAAAATTTACCAATATCAGATAAAACTGCGTCGTACACGCTAATCGCAGGCGACGAAACAAAGCGCACAATGATGAATAACGCAAGCGCTACAACGATTACGGTTAATAACAGTATTTTTACGGTTGGCGATGTTATTCAGGTCGCTAACAAAGGTGCAGGCACTTGCACGATTACTGCGGGTGCGGGCGTAACTATTAACACAAGCGGTTCATTAAGTTTGGCGCAATATGGAGGCGGATATTTAGTAGCGATTTCGGCGTCATCATTTCTTTTTTTTAACCTAGGGTCAGGCGCCAATTACGGCGTAGCCACAGGTGGAACGGCGACAACAATTAGTGTTGGTTCACCTGCTCAGAGTTACACGCTTTTAACAATTTCGACTGACACTAATTTGGTTGTGTCTAAATCGGGTTTGTTTGATGTCCTTTTAATTGGTGGTGGAGCAGGTGGCGGTTTTTCAAGTGCAGGTGCGCCTACGGCAACAGGTGGTGGTGGCGCTGGCGGAGTTTTAGGTCTAGTTTCTACTTGCACGATCTACCTCGAAGCCTCGTCAATAGCCGTCGATGTCGGCGCGGGCGGAGCGGCGTCGGGTTCATCCTTTAATGCTGGATCACCGGGTTTAAATAGTGCTATCGGAAATTTTATTGGAGTTCCCGGCGGTGGTGGCGGTGGTTCGCACGAACGCAACTATTCAGGTTCGTCGGGTGCTTCGTCGGGTGGTGCGGTTGCTAGTGCTAGTGCGTTAGATGCTGCGTTTACTATTGGCGGAAACAAAGGCGGTAATGGTGGCGGCACAAACTCGATAGCTGGTGGTGGCGGAGGGTCAGGATCAGCAGGTGGAAATGGATCAAGCACGACGGGCGGATCTGGCGGAAACGGGTCAGACATCAGCACTTTTATTACGGGTGCTACCGCGTATCGAGCGGCAGGCGCCGGAGGAGGCGGCTCAGGGACTGGCGGCGCGGCAGGTAATGGCGGCGTAGCAGGCGTAACGAGCGGTACAGGAAATAACGCAAATACAGCAGGTTCAGGTGGTGGCGGCGCAAATAATGCGGCAGGCGGCGCAGGCGCAGCAGGCATAGTTTACGTAAGGTTTAAGATTTAGTTATGCCTGAACAAATTTACGCACAACTAGACGCAAACAATGTTGTTATAGATATTCACGTTGTAACAGCCGAATTTATGGCCGCCAATCCTGAACGGTATCCGGGCGTTTGGGTTGAAACTTTTTATGACACGCCAAACAAAAATTATGCAGGCATAAATTGGATTTACGACGAAGCAACAGAAAATTTCTTTTACCCACCCGACCCAGTTGTGCCATTTGTTGAGTAGTTATGTCGAAGGCACGCAGGCAAATAGGCGATCAGTCAACTAAAGGTGCAGCACTCGGTTTATGTGTTTACGGCATGGTTAAACAAAATTTTGACCCAATGCTTATTGCGTTACTTGTGCCAATTATTAGCACCGTGTTTGCGTATATTTCTACCAAAATTGGCGACCCTGATTTAGCGTGTTTGTTTATAGATAAACCTAATGCCAAATAGAGCGTACATAGTTACGCAACAGCCAGTTGTAAAGTCTGCGTTGGCTGGTACAGCGGAATGGGCTCGACTTGCGTGCAAACACAGCGACGGCAGTTTATGGAATAACGGCACATTTGTGCATCGTGATATAAAAAACCGACCCGGCACGATCAGCAATCATGCTCGAGGACTGGCAATGGACTTGTCGTATCGTTGGCTAAACCAAAAACAACTTGGCAGAGCAGACGGCCGCAAAGCGTCACTAGCGTTTATTGTCAAGTGTTTAGAGAACGCAGACCATTTGGGCATACAACTTGTGATTGACTACGCGATGCAACGGTCATGGAAATGCGATCGTGGCACATGGCAACCGTTACCTAGTGTTGAGCAGAACGACTGGTATCACATAGAGATTGACCCGCACGTTGCTAACGACTCAATCATTGCAAAACAGCGCTGGCAAGCCGTTTTTGGGGTATCACCTATAGAGGCAACTAAACCTGTTTAGGCTGGTCACCTACCGAGAAAGTAGGTCACTATGACACTCATCAGCAAAATCGCAATATCGCTATTTATTAGCGTCACGTCAATATTTATTTTGACACCGTTGCCTGCGCCAACAGCCAACGATCTAGCAGTTAGGCAACCCGAGGTATTTGAGGGTTACGGCCGACCAGTTGACATACCTAGCACTACTAGCACCGTGCTTGTAACTACGCCTATAACGCAACCTGACGCGTGTCAGACCGTGTTTGACATGGCTAGACACGTCGGCTGGGCTGAACAAGACCTGACACAACTGGTCGCAATCGCCTACCGCGAAAGCCGCTGCAACCCTGCAGCGTTTAACGCAAGCGACCCAAACGGCGGGTCAGCCGGGGTTATGCAAATTAACTACTTTTGGTGCAAACCGTCGTCGTACTATACGAACGGCTACTTGCAGGCATACGGCCTACTACGCACGTGCGATGACCTGTTTGACCTTGAGGACAATTTGCGTAGCGCGTTAGCAATCTTTAGATATTCAAACGGGTGGCGTGCATGGTCACTTTAAAACGACCATTGCGTGTTTTGTCTTTAGGTGCAGGGGTGCAATCAACAGCCGTTTTGTTAATGATGATAGAAGGCGAATTGCCGAAAGCGGACGCGGTTATATTTGCAGATACAGGTTGGGAACCAATTGCCGTTTACGACCATTTAAAAAAATTAGAACTTTTAATGGCAAAAAACAATTTGCCGTTTTACAAAGTATCGGCTGGCAATATTCGTGAAGATTTTATGAAATCCGAAAAAAGATCTGCTTCGATGCCTTTACACATTTTAAACAACAACAATAAAAAAGCAATGATTAGACGCCAATGCACAAGCGAATATAAAATTGTGCCATTGTTAAAAAAACAACGAGAATTGGCTGGTTTAAAGTCTGGTCAGCAAAGCAAAGAACATTTAATAACAACCATAATTGGAATTAGTTTTGACGAAATACAACGTATGCGTGACCCAGCGTTTAGTTGGATTAAAAACGAATATCCACTAGTTGATTTAAGAATTACGCGTGAAGATTGTCTTGATTGGTGCAACAAACACGGGTACGACAAACCGCCGCGATCGGCTTGTATTGGTTGCCCGTTCAAATCTAATAACGAATGGGCAAATTTAAAAGCAATGCCAATCGAATGGGCTGACGCAGTTGAATTTGACCAAGCATTGAGAACTAACAAAAGACTTGTTGACAGATTTCGTGGTCAAGCGTTTTTACATTCGTCAATGCAACCGTTAACTGAGGTTGATTTACGAAGCAATCAAGAAAAAGGCATTTATTCGCTATTTGATCAAGAATGTGAGGGAATGTGTGGACTTTAAAACATTTGATTGTCGCTACGGTCTTAACTGCGTACACCTACCTGATAATGTCAGTCACCAACAAACGAAAGGCAAGAGATGACCGAGAACATCGACCCAAGAACTGACCCACAATTCCAAGCGCTTAAACACGTCATGGAACAGATCACACAAAACAAAGTGCCAGTACGTCAGCCTTGGGAGTTAGCAGCGCGTAGCACGTTACGAGCAATCCAACACGAGATTGACGACCGCAACGTACTTGACGACGCAGAACTTATTGACGTACTAAATCAAACACGCATTGAGATTAAATATTTGTTGAGCATCATTACCGATCTTGACGAGCGCGTGAAAGAGCGTGACGCAGAGGTTAGCCGACTTGAGAGGTGGGCGCATCGTGCTAACTAAACACGAACGACATCGTATGCGTGTCGCAATGGTTGAAAGCCAAGCCAGCGCAAACGCTAAATGGACACCGCAACAACAAATGCAGGTAGATAACGCGATACGCAAAATGGCGCGCATGATGCCACGTTTTACAGCCGATCAAGTTTGGTACGAACTGGGCGTAACATTCCCAGTTACTAAAGGCATGACCGCTCGACTACTGGTCGCGCAACGTAACGGCGTAATAAAAAACACGGGCGAGATTACGTTTGCTGAGCGTGGCGGCAAACACGATCACGCGCAACGTTTAACAATATGGCAATCGTTGTGAGCGGATTTAATCTTGACAACTACGTTGACGTACCTACACGTCTAGGTATGGCACTAAAAAAATATCCTGATCTACGCATACAAGAAACTCACCGCGAGATTATAGAGATGCCTGACAAATCATGCTTTATACGTTGCACCGTGACTGTGTGGCGTGACCAAGCCGACCCGATACCTGCAGTTGCGTCAGCGTGCGAGATATACCCCGGTCGTACGCCGTACACAAAGATGAGCGAAAACGAGGTTGGGTTTACATCGGCGTTGGGTCGAGCGCTCGGCTACATGGGCTTTGGTATTAACAAAAGCATTGCGTCACGTAACGAAGTTGAGGCAGCGCAAAGCAGGCAACCTACAGGCCGTCTAGCGCCAGTTGTACCAATGCACGACGTAGAGATGCCATTTCCTGACGCACCGGTGCAAGAGTATGCAACGCCTAAACAGTTGGGCATGATGCGTGCGTTGGCTAATGGGCAAAACATTGCTCAAGACAAGTTAAAAGAGTATTGCACCAACGTGCTTGGCCGTCAGATAAACACAACAGGCGATCTAACAAAGCGTGACGTGAGCAAGGTGATTGACGCGCTCAAACTAGGTGAGCAACAAAACTAAATTACGGGCATGACCTAAGCCAGTTGCATGGCGGTTGGTAACACACGGCAACGTGGGTAGATGATGCGCGTGGTAACACGTGGTCAAGCAAATGCGCTAAAGAGTTAGGGTGTCGAGTGAAGGCAGACGACGGGGGACTTAGCGCATTAGGTCTTACACACAACATAGATTGACATACCACAAACAAACAACAGACATAAGGTTGACAACATGGTTAGCGTTTACAAACTGAGAGCAAGTCGCTTGCGACGCGCTAGTGCATTATGAGCAGAGCGCACGATCACGCCGACTACCAGCGCAACCGCCCAGTCGTCTTACGCGAACAGCCAACCTGCACCGTCTGCAACCGGCAACCCAGCACACAAGTTGATCACATTATTCCAGTTGACGCAGGTGGCGGCCATGAGTTAGAAAATTTACGCGGCATATGTTTCAAGTGCAATAACACACTCGGGCAT